AGTTATGAAGAAAATATTAAATATTGTGTTATGTTTTTTGTTATGTTTAAATATTACTGCTTGTAGTAATAGTACTAATGCCACTTCTGTTGAGCCTTCTTCACAACTGGAAGATACAGAAGGTTTAAAAGAAAATCAACAAGAAGATAAAATTAGTTTCAAACTAAGTGATGGTACATTTAAAGTTGGAAAAGATTTAGATCCAGGAATTTATGTTCTAGTTAAACAAGATGGTGAATTTATGGGAAGCTTTGATATCACAACGGACACTACAGGTGATATTGAATCTTCTGTTGACTCAAATGCATTTGAAAACTTTTCTTACATAGAAGTAAAAGATGGTCAGTATTTACAGTTAAATAAATGTGATTTATATAAAGTTGACGAAATAAAAGATAAAGCTTTGGATTTTTCTAATCTTGATGAACTTACAAACGGTATGTATATAGTAGGTGAAGATATACAACCTGGAGAACACAAATTAGAAGCTATAGATAGTGATTCAGACGGATGGTTTTGCTTATATAATAATTTAGGGGATGGCTATAAGAATGCTCCAGATTTACAAACAGCTGACTATTTTTCAGGAAGTAAACTAATAACATTAAAAGAAGGTCAATATTTGAAATTAGACAGTAATACAAAAATTATAAAATAGAAATAATAAATATAAACATCAGGGCAGTTTTACCAGCTGCTCTTTTTAATTAGGAGGATAAAAAATGTATGCAATGTATTTAAGAAAATCAAGGGCTGATGACAAGGATATTCCACTAGAAAAAGTCCTAAAAAACCATTACAATATGCTGACGGAATTAGCCGATAAACTAAAAATACAGATAGAAGAAGAAAATGTATTTCGAGAAATAGAAACTGGAGATAGTATTTCTATACGTCCAAAGATGCAGGACCTACTAGAAAAAGTATCTGAGGGATTATATGAAGGTGTTTTTTGTACAGAATTATCAAGGTTATGTAGAGGTAGTAAGATAGATCAAGAAATTGTATCAAGCACATTTACTGCTGCCGAATGTAAAATAATTACACCAAGTAAGACTTATGACCTTGCAAATAATGAGTTTGATGAAGAAATGGTCGACTTTGGACTATTTATGTCTAGAAGAGAATATAAAACTATTACCAAACGTATGCAAAGAGGTAGGGAACAATCTGTAAAACAAGGTAAATATATTGGCAGTATATTGCCCTATGGTTATAATAAGGAAAAAATAGAAGGAGAAAATGGGTTTAAGTTAGTTATCAATGAAGAAGAATCACATATAGTAAGGCTAATATTTAAGTGGTTTTTGGAAGATAATGTCGGAGCTAGTATAATAGCTAAAAGACTTAATCAAAGAGGTTATCCCACTCGAAAAGGTCAAGTTTGGAGTTATAGCTCTGTAAAAAATATACTAACAAGCAATGTAGTAGCTGGATATCTCAAACATGGAGAAAGAAAATATAAGAAATATATAGATACAAAAGGCAATGTAAAAAAATCTAGACCAGTAAACCAAAATGCAGAATATTACAAGGGATTACATGAAGCAATTATACCTCTAGCAGACTTTGAAAAGGTACAGAATATATTAGGTACTAGAAAGCAGCATAAATCTAATTTCGATTTACCGCTTAGTAATCCACTTGCTGGACTAATGAAATGCAGTGAATGTGGTAGAATTATGATAAAAAGACGATGTGCACAAGGTGATTTTTTATATTGCCCTACTACTGGTTGTGAAAATAAAGGCTCTTATTTACATAGAGTTGAAGAAAATATATTACAAGCATTATCAGATACTCTATCTGATTATAACTATTATCTAGATAATTATGAACAAGAAATGATAAAAGAAAAAAGAAATGTAGACAATGATCTAGAAAGAATAGAAAAAGAAATTGAAAAACTAAATAAGCAATTTGAAAAATGCTGTACATTCTTAGAACAAGATGTATACACTGTAGAAGTTTTCCAAGATAGAACAAAAAAAATAAAAGATAAAATTAAAATATTAGAAGAAAATAAAAAAGTATTAGAAAAAGAATTCAAAAACGATAAAGTTGTAAAAATAAAAAAATCTATACCAAAATTAGAGAATGTGCTAAAAAATTATAACACTCTTAATATAGAAGGGAAAAACGAACTATTAAAAAGCATTATAAAAGAAGTTATCTATTCCAAAAAGAAAAAATGTAAAAAAGGTAGCGATGAGGACTATTTCGAACTAGAAATAACACTAAATATATAATTATTATTTATAGCATCAATGAGCAAATGAATAGGCTCGTTAATGCTATACATAAAAATAGCTAGAGAATATATTTTCCCTAGCTATTTTTTTATTTATTATCTTCTCTAATATACTCCATAATATCTCCAGGCTGACAATTCAGCTCTTTACATATAGATTCTATTACTTTTAGAGATACGTATTCATTTTTAGAAAGTTTTGTCATTGTTGCTGACGATATTCCTATTTTTTTTCTTAAATCATCTCTTGTCATATTTTTTCTATTTAACAGGTCCATTAGTTTGTAAAATTTAATTCCCATATCTACCCTCCTATCCTCTTATATTATAAATAGTAACACACCTTTTATAGTTTTAAAATATTTTTTTAGTTTTCTAAAGAATTTTATTGACATATTAAATATATAGTAATACAATAATGTTAAATAAAATATTTAGTAAGTTAAAGAAAATATTTATATTGTAAAAAGGAGTGATATTATGAAATATTGTATAACAAAATGGTGCAAATCTATTACAGATGATGGAAAAGATAAATATATAAACAAAGACGTAGATAAATCTAACATGAAATACAAATTTAGAATTTTAGATGATGATGGTATAGGATATGGATATGGATTTTCAGAGAAAAAAAGTTTCCAACCACTAGATGGATATATGTATTCTTTAGGGGTAACAGAAATACAATATCAAAATCCAGTAACTAAAAAATATAAAACTTTATAAGAGGTGTATTATTATGATTCAAATGCAGAATATAAAAACAGGCGAAAAGATTCTAATAAAAGATAAAAGACAGTTAAAATTATTTTTAAAGTTTAAATATGCAATAGCACCAAAGAATGTAACACCACTAATTAATAGAAATAAACCGTATAAAGGAACATGGTTAATTAAGTATATATAATGAACATTAACATTTATATAAAGGTTTTAAGATTTAGTCTTAGGACCTTTTATTTTCATAAAAAGAGGGGATAAAAATGGATGCAGCAGTAAACACAATAAATTATAATGAAAGATTTATAACAAAAGTAGCAAGAGAAATAAGCGATGATAAGGTTAACTATCAGTACAAAGCTAGTAAATTATAGGCCAAGGGATAATCCCTCAGCCTATTTTCTACATCATTATTAATATAGCTCCTAATGCGCCTATACATAGATATGCAATGCGCCCTGTTATTTCCAGCATTATTTTTTTCATAGTCATTACCTCCTTCGTTAGGATTATTAGCTGTATCTGGAATATTTATACAAAATTTCGGAAAAAACTTTTCAAATCCACTTGACTATTCGTAACGAATAATGTATTATATAAGTATAATAAATAATAAGAAAGGGGTAAGAAAGATGAAAAAGAATTTAATGAAAAAAGCTCATGAAATGGCAAAGGAAATAAAAGAACAATATCCAGAAGTAGATTATCAAGCTCAATTAGGTTTATGCTTATCTTTCTTAGCTCAAGAAGGGGAACAAGAAATGAAAATAGCAGGAAAAAGTGAAAAACAAATAAAATATGCTGAAGATTGTAGAGAAACAAGAATAGTACAATTTGAAAGAAAAATAGAAAGATTAGGAGAAAGTGAAGTAAAAGCAACTTACGAAATAAGAAAAACTAATGAAAAATTAGAACTTACAAAAGTTGAAGCATTACAAATATGCATAAATGTATTAAAAAACATGACAAAAGCTTGGGAAATAATCAATGCTTGTGAATGTGATATAGAAATATTAATATACCACTACGGTCAACATAGATAGGAGAAACTTATGAGAGAACAAAGAAATTTAAAAGTAAGTTTTAACAAAAGTGGCGGAACTGCTGGAAAAGGTGGGATAACAAATAGAATAACTATTCCAACTGCTTGGATTAAGGAAATGGGTATTGATTCAGAAAATAGAGAAATAACAGCTACTTTTGAAAATAATAAAATAATAATAGAAAAGGGGAAAAGAAATGAATAAATGGTACAGACTAGGAGAAAAATTCTCAGAAAAATACTCTGATAAAGAGTTATACAAATTCTTAAATGAAAACAATTATGTAAATTCATTAAATTGCGAAGGTAAAGATTTCAAAGAAAGAGATTATAAGAAAATGTGTTCAATGATAGGAACAGAAGAAGAAATAGAAAATAAACATTATACACACGGAGAAAGAAAGTATTATTTCTATTGGGGATTTGATGGTAGAAAAGAAAAATAAACAATATAATAGCTAGAAGGTGTTAGCCCTCTAGCTATTTTTATCGGTCGCTATCGGTCGCTATCGGTCGCGTCCGATAGTCCGATATATTATTTTTCAAAAACTTCTACATATTTGCTAGATGCAGTGATATAATATCCAGCTTTAACTAAATACATATCTGTTCCAGTACGTTCTATTTTCTTAACTATTGTTAATGCTTCACCTTTTTCTGCTTTGCCACAGATAGAGTCCTTATTAAAATTAGGTTTATCATGTACATTTACTTCTTGTAATACTCTTAGATATTGAGTTTTAGCAGTAGGAGTATTTTTATCTTTATGCATATAGTCATAACAATCTTGTTTAAATTTTTTCCATTCTGTTGGATGCTCTACAAAATAACGAGGACATATTTTATAAGCTTTTCCAACTATATCGGTGTGTCTTAAAAAATCTTTTCTTGGATCTAATCCATATTTATAAGCTAACCAAGCACCTAATTCAACCATACTTTTATATTCTTCTTCTGTATAGTGATCATCTTTACCAGTAGTAGCACATTCAACTCCTATACTGTAAGAGTTAGCTGAATTTGATGTGTAAGCTATATAATTTTCTGGAATATAACTATATAAAGAACCATCTAAATCTGCTAGATAGTGAGAAGATGCATATAAATATTTTCCATTTTGTATATAACCTTTAGTAATTTCATTAAACCAATTATTGATTGTATCTATAGCCTTTACACCTGCTTTTCCAGTGTAATGCCATATGATTTTAGTTGTTTTAGCCCTTTTACCACCGTTATTAAATCTTGTTAGCTTTGGAGTTTTGTTTATTATTTTAGGTTTATTTACTGTCATATTATCTCTCAATCCTTTCTAAGTAAAAGCACTCAAAATAGCTTATATTCGCCATTCTAAGTGCTTTGAAAACTTATTTATACTCTATTATACATAATTATTCTTTTTCGTCCCTTAATTGAATTAATACGTTTTTAAGTTGTTCGGGGATAGGAATATATTCAGAAATGTTTTCTAATAAACTTATAGCTTCATTAGCGATGAAGAACATAATTACCATTTCTCTAAGTGCTATTGTATTGCCTATAACTTTTTGAATTTCATAAGCAGTAGCTATAACTATAAAAATAAATACTTTTCTAATTATGCCCTTGCGTCCTATTTCACTTGAAAGCCTACTGTTGTATATAGCTTTAAGTACGCCTGTGAAATAATCCAGAATAACAAGTGTGAATATTACTCCTAGAAGCATATCCCAACCTCCTAGATGCTTACATATGAAGCCACCTATTATTCCACATGCTATTGTAATACTGTTGAAATATTTATCCATGCTCCTTAACTCCTATGTATTTATTTTCTTTTAACACGCTAACATCGTTACCTTCTAACAATTCTTTTGCTAAATATCCAGTTATCATTGCTGCAGCCATACTTGTTCCTGTCAAAGTTTCGTATGAATTATTTAAATAAGTTGATTTCACATTCTCTCCAACAGCGTATACATCACAATCCTTTGAACAAAATTCTGATATATTCCCGTTATGATCTAAAGAACCTACGCTCAATCCATACTTAGCAGGATATTCAATTTTTTTGTTATTTCCACTAGCACAAACAACTGTTATATTTTTATCTTTTGCTAATTCTATTGCTTTTTCAATTTCCTTATCTTCATCTTCGAATGAGATTGATATATTTATTATATCACTTTTATTGTCTATAGCGTAATATATACCTTCTGTTATATCTTCTGTATCGCCTTTCCCGTATCTGTCTAATACTTTTATAGGTAACAATTCTATATTAGGTTCTACAGAGTGTATAATACCTGCTATATGTGTTCCATGGCCAAAATTATCAGTTGTATTTTGAGAATTGCCTTCTTCTGTAAAATTCTTACCATTGATGATACATCCCCTAAAATCAACATGCCTAAATATGCCTGAGTCTATTATTGCAACTCTCATTTATACCTCTTTTCTTGCATAATAAAAGGACTGTACCGCTACAGCCCTTTTTAAAATAGATTTAGGTTTTTAATTATATATAGTTGTTTTTTATTTCTTGCATTCTCACATTTTACATCTTTTTCACCCCCTTACAGTTATTATACTATAAAATGATTTAAATACCATTCTTCCTACATAGGAAAAATGGTACGCAATATTTTTAAATTGCGAACTAATAACTACAATAGAAAAGACTAGATTTATCTAGTCCATTCCAAATTCTTTTTTAATTTTTTTTGTAATAAATTTCATTGTAAATATATTTATATTTCTCAAAAAAGCAATAGGATGAAATCTGTCATCTTTATTATCTTCATCTAATTGCGATATATTATCTCCTGTGTCTCTTAGATATACTGTACTTCTAAATGGTAATATTTTAAAAGGTTTATCTTTCTTTTTATAAATTTCTACAACTTCATTATGATTGTATCTTATTGGATATTTAGAATTTAATTTCCCAGCAGTATCTTTATCATGACATAATTTAGGATTTGGTCTCTCATTTGGCAAATCTTCTAAATACATCTTTATTATATTACAACTCCCACAAAAAGTATGTAAATCTTTATAAATTCTAAAATAATTTTTACCTTTATAATAAATATATCCATTCTTAGAAACAAAACCATTTTCATTTGGATTATCTTTTACATATTTAGCTATATTACAATTTAATAAATCATCTGCATCTACTGGCATCACATAAATACCATTATCAGGATATTCTTGTTCTAATAATATTTCTCTAATTCTATATGCGATAACTGTTAACTTATAAAATTTGTCTCTAGCCATTTCAACCCATGTATGTGGAATTGATATATCTGTTTTTATAAATTCTAAACGATTATCGTAGTCTTTATCTAACTTTGGAATGTCATTGCAAGCTACTAAAACTTTAAATTCTTTATTTGTTTGATTAAATATAGATTTCAATGTATTATTTAATCTTTTAACACATCCATTCCAATCCTTAGTAGTTTCTTTTGCCCTAAATGGAATTGCAAATACTATCATATTTTTTATTCCTCCTGTTTTTATTATAAGTTAATAGTATTATATGTTATTTTAGTAGTCAATTTATAAACACATATTTTTTATAGCTTCAACATTAGAAAATACTTCACTTTCATTTAATGCTCTGTTATACATTAACAAACAACTTAAATCAGTATCTTTTATATTTGCATTTCCCTGGTGTTTCCCAAAAGTAAAAACATTTGTATTATCATCTGTAAAATTTAATCCATGTGCTATTGTTGATATTAAATCTTTGTTTTTGTATACGCTTAAGTCTGTAGAGGTTTTTATCATTGTTAAAATAGCAAATTCATCTAAATTTATTGTCGCTCCAATAGATTTAAATTTATTATTAGCATCTTTCAATTCAAAACTTATACCTTTTGTATCTCCAGTGTAATACTTCATATTAACCCAATTTCCTTCAGAATTATAATTTTGTATTAATCCTCCTAAACTTGTAACAATATGAGGTGTAATAGCAAATTGAATAGTAAAATCTCCACTCATTTCTGTTGGTTTTCCCAAATCACTTATTTCTCTTTTTTCCCAACCTTTTTCTGAAATACCAAACTTAAGTCTATTATTATAGGCTTCGTAACAATTTGCTAAATATGATGTTTGTGTTACATCGTCTTTCCAAGTCACTTTATTTGTAGATGTTATTTTTTCAGTTTTATAAATACCTTTTGGGGTTAATTTTAATTTAATTCCATCCGTTGTTATTCCATCGTTATAATCTCTTGATATCACTGTTATATTTATAGTTTTTGTTATGTTACTACCATCGCTTGTTACTCCCGTTAAAGTACAATTTCCTGTTTTATTAGCAGTTACAATATTATCAGCTATTGTAATGTTATCATTATCTGTAGTCCAATTTAAAACTTTATTAGTTGTATTATTTGGGGTAAAAGTTAAATCTATTTCCGAAATATTATTTATACTTAATTTTGTATCTGAAATTACAACATTAACATTAGTTGCTTTTATTGTTAAATCTTCTGAAACATGTATATCTATAATGCAAGATACATTTTTGCCTTGTGCTGTAACAGTTGTAGCACCTTCACCTGTTGCAATTATATAACCTCCGTAACAAGTACATACATTTTTATTACCACTTATCCATTCAATAGTTTTATCACAAGTTTCATCTGGTGTAAATTTAGCTCGTAACAAAATTTTATTATCTACATTCATTTCTAATTTTGTAACAACCTCATTTAATCTTGTTAAATCAAGCTTAGTCGCTTCTACTAATTCAGTAACTTCTTTTGGGGCATATACTCTAACCCAATCAACATACATTTTCATTTCATTACAATCGCTTTCTGGTGTCTCCGCAAGTGAACCTACACATAAATTTAACATCATATAGTGAGGATACATAAATGGATTTGTACCATCTGATAAAGTTGCATTATTTAACAGAAAAGTTCCTATTTGAATCCCATCAACAAAATAATCAATTTTTTCATTAGTCCATTCACAAGCATATATATGATATTCATTCATATCTAATGTCCCACTATTTTGACCACCATATGAAATGTGAGCACCACTATCATTTGCATAATGTGTATTTGAGCCAATTGTATTATTTGTATCAGTCTGTTCCATTATGTCTATTTCTCCACATAATGGCCAACCATATCCATTAAATACAACATTTCCTGTTTCATCTGATTGAGTATGGTCTTGACTAGAACCACAAGTCCAAAAGGCTGGGAAAGAGCCTTTTACATAAGGTATTTTTATTTTTGCTTCAAGTCTTCCGTATCTGACATCAAATAATGTATTTGTACTCAATAATGCAGATGTCCATTCTTTCCCATTTCCAAATGGAGATGATTCTCTTATTGCTTTTATAACCAAGTTTCCATTTTCTATGTAAGAGTTATTAATACTATCAGTATAATCATTCAATGAATTCCAAATTCTTTTTCTTCTAAACCATTTTGTTGAATCTAATTCTTCACCATCAAATTCATCATGCCATATTAATAATCTTCCTTCTAATAAATCTTCTAATTCTTGTTCATTAATACCTGTTACTTTTAAAGTCCCATCATCTGTAATTTTAACTTTATATTGTGTTCCATTTGGTGATTTTAATATAAAATAATTTTCATTAATTAAGTACGCAATATCTTTATATTGCGAATTAACTTCATTGATAGCTCCCACTACTTCCTTGCTAGTTGTTTCTAATGAATTATCACTTTTCTTTTGATAACCTGTTAAATCTCCACCTTGTAAAGATTTTACTTGTTCAATTAACTGTTTTAAAATCGGTAAATCTGGACTTGATGATGTTTCTTCGTTTAAATTAGTTAATATACTTCCTTTTACTTCATAAGTAGCATTTGATGTAGTTATACTTTCGTCATTACCATCTACTTTGCTAGATACTTCAAATTCAAAATTATAATTACCAACTTGATCTTTATATTCATCTGGTAAATCTATTTCAAATAATGCTTTTTCTTCGTTTAATAAAGTTGCTTCGATTGTTTTATATTGATTTGTTTTAGGCTTTATTACATTTAGTGTAATTTTATAATCAGTTGCATTTTGTACAGTTACATAATTACTTATTAATTCATTTGTACTCATATTTATAACAAGTTGCACAAACATATTAGAAGTCTTTTTATCTGTATTCCAAAATGTCATTTTAGGTACATCTATTGTTGCTTCTTTTACATTGATTTTTATTAAGTAATCTCTATTTAAATTAGTTATATTAGACATTTATTACCTCCTTAATAGCATTAATGCTGATATACAACTTACTATTCTGTATAGTAAATTCTTACTGTTCCATTAGTTAGCGCTGAGTAATGATTACTATCGTACGTTGACTGAATTCCAAATCCTTTTATTGTTCCATTTTTTATTCCACTTAGAACAGTCGAATCTGTAATTGTAACTGTTCCTTTTCCTCCCCATGCTAATGATAGAGACTTGTTGCAACTAGTATAAAAACTAGGCGTTGAACTTGGTCGGCTACCATATGTATGTGCTCTAAAAGTATGAGAAGTTGATGCTGATGAACCTATATCACTACTTCTAGCCACATCTATTTCAACTTTTGTTATATTCTTGCCTTTAACTTCTGCAAATTGGCTACCATAGAACCAATAACCATTACAATTACCATATCCCCAATTACCTTGTCTACATTTTCCTCTACCTTCCCAGTTATTGTATTTTGAACTTCTATAAGTGTCTGCATATTTTGGTTTAAATGTTTCAAATCTAGTTGTTGTTGGGTTGACAGTAGTTGTATTTGAACCGCTATCTTTTGAAGATGCAAAAGTAACTCCAGTAGAAATTATTTGTCCATTACCACTTGTAAATGTATTATTTCCTCCACCTGCTTGTTGTCCTGGATATAACACAATTTTTGCTCCTGTACCAGCATTCCACGAATTTCCAGTCGAAAGACCAGAAGATGATTGACAATACAATTCAGTCATCGAATAAGTTCTACAATTATATTTACAACCTACAAATGATATATTTTCCATATACACTTTTGATTTTTGAGTTGCTCCAACTCCTACAGAATTGGAATTTACACTGTCGCCATAAACTTTTAAGTTATATAGATTTACGTTAGGGCAATCAGAAAATATAGTAGTATAATAATAACTTCCCACATTATAACTAGTATAAGGCATTATAGAACCCATCGTAGTGTCTGTGATACTATTACCCCCATAAATACTGTATTTGGCATTATTATATATACTTCGTATAGTTCCTTTTATTGTGTTACCACATAGAAATATATTGACTAGTCCATTTGCATGTCTTCTCAACTCAAGATTTTCTGTTGTATTTGAAGTTAGATAGATTTCTACTGTAAAACCATTAAGATTCAACGGTAAATCATCTAAATATTGTGAAATTGTTTCTCCACTTGATACATAGATAGTTTTATTTTCAGAAAGCGCAGGTGGAATATCTGCTGATATCAAAGTATCTACATTTAAAGAATCACATGTAAAATTACCTCTTACATTTAGATCCAAAATATCTAATTCACCTTCATCAGTAATTTTCCAACCAGAACCTTCCATTAATCCGTTGATTAATATTTTCTTAGCTGACAATTGAATGTTAGAAGATGCTATTGCTTGTATTAAGCTATCAGTCAAAGTTATGCTTGAACTTGTAGAGCCTTTTTGCACTATCCATTCAAATTTTTCACTTGTTTGGTTAGCTATAGATATTGCAGTTTCTGCTTTATTATTAGCCTCCCAACTACTTAGATATACAGGAGTAGTAAACGCTATCGAATTATCTGTATAAGTAATTTTATTAACTTGCCATAAATATCTATCTGTCTGATAAGCTGGGATATTTGTTGTCCACCCTGTAGCTGAAGTACTTGGAGCTGATGTTTTACTATAGTGTACATAGTATAATATCTGCACTTGTTTTACGCCAATGCCTTCACTACCTTGGTCACCCTTAATTTTAGCCCAAGTATAACTACCTACATCATGTGAATCACTTGGAGTAAAATCTGTATAAGTACCGATATAAGTACCTACAGTTTCACCGTTATAGGATGTAAAAGTTCGGCCACCGTCATCAGAATATTTAATGTGTAGATAGCTTGTTTTCCCATCTGTCCCAACTCCAGGTATTCCTCGTTCTCCCTTTTCACCTTGTAAGCCTTGGAATCTATACCAAATATATTTATTAGGGTCGGTGCTATCTGAAGGGTCAAAGTCCACGTAAGTTCCTATATAAATATTAGGTGTTTCTGACATTTGGTCAGATGAAGTAGGGTTAGATACACTAGAATATTTTATATGGAAATAAGATGTTCTCCCATCTCCGTCTTTACCAGGAACTCCCTGTTCTCCCTTTTCACCTTGTAAACCTTGAAGTCCTCGTTCACCTTTATCCCCTTTAGCCCCAGTAATACATACAGGGTTGCCATAAGTTTTATCTCCTTTATTTGTTACATACACATCTCTTAACCATATGTACTTACCCGATTGTGGGGCAGGGGCAGTTGTAGACCAAGCACCTCCAGTTGCAGAAGTATTACTATCAGATAAATAGAATTCATTATAAGTTTCTTTTATAGACCCATCTACTACAGTACTGGTGCTTGTTACAGTGGACTTAATACCATCAACAGTTTGTTTTAATTGGGATGCTTTTGTAATAGCAGCCTCTGCTTTTGAATTAGCGTCATTGGCTACCCCTTCTATAGTACCAACATTTGTCTCAATTCCATTTACAGTTTGAGATAATGTTGAATATAGAACTTTTAATTTAACTTTATTCCCTTCGGCATCTTCTACAAATCCATCAGCAACTAAAGATTCAATTTTCCCATTTTGTTCATCTACTATAAGTTTTGTCTGACGTATTTCTGGAATTTTTTCCCCATCTATATATAAAACTCCATCTTCATCTAAATATAAAGTCGTTTTTTCTCCATTATTCGTAAGAATATTTACTATGCTTTTTATATCTGCATCTAATTTTGATGCCTCTATTTTATCTATTCTTTCGCTAATACTATTATTTTTTTTACCTTGAAATAATGCGATGGCATCACTATAACTTTGATTGTAATCTACATATGCTTCTTCAAGGCGTTCTTGAGAACCTTGGGTAATTTCGCCAGAATCCAAGATTTCATTAAGAATATTGATTATATTATCATAATTTGTATTGTAGTCTTCGTATTGTTTTATATAATCCATCTATGTCACCTACACCTTTCTTGGTCTAGCACAGAATAGTATTTTATCTGTTTTATTATCCGTTATTAATCTTGTCTTTACTCCATTAGTGCATTGTGTTGATTCTATTGTATATACAGAACCTCCGTCCTCTGCTTTTTCAATAACAATAGCTGCATGTGAACAGTTCATATAACGGCCGTTCTCGCCATTATCCCTGTCCCAAAATACAATGTCTCCAGGTTGTAAATTAGAGTAATTTATTACATCTACATCATGTAGAACCCAGCCATTTTTTACACAGTATTCTGCTTGTTCTGCGGCTGTTCTTGGGAATGTAAACGCCCAACTATAAGCAGTATTACGTTTTAGGCTTGTCATCTTGTGGTTAGCATAAGGAGAATTATCATAACTTATGGCCATGTATGCAAATTTTGTTAATGTACTACAATCTATTTGTGCTTTTTTTCTGCTCGAATCATACCATTTACTTAAATTTGCTGCTGGATTTGAATACGATGCAGGAGTATATTTAGCTGTTGTTGAATATTGTCCTCTGTATTCAAGAGCAGATTGGTTAAGGTATGTTTTTGCAATTTCTGCTACCTTTTCTCCACCTTTAAAAGTATACTCAACCGTACGTTCTCCAGCTTTGTCGACTGACACAGAACCGTAATATTTATAATCTATCGAGCTATTTACATTTGCCATTATTATAATCTTGTAAACTGTGTCTGCTTTCGGTATTAACTGACCAGCTACGCAATCTTCTCCTTCTAAATAGCATATCTTTGATTGTGTATATGTAAAATTATCTGTAGTAGTAAATTTTAATCTAGAATAATAGCTATTCACTACTTTGCTCGGCAACTTAAAGTATAAGCTTTTTAATTTATCATAATAATAGTTTTGTGTAGATTGCAGCACTACTTCTACACTTTTGCCAGATGGTTTTGTTGTAACAGTATCGTCATTACCAGTATCATCATCTCCACCCGTACTGCCACCCGTACTACCACTATTTTCTACTACGATTTTGTTTTTTATATTGTTAAATAACACTTGATAATTATCTTTAGTTTTTAAATGAACCCCATCATTTGTTAATGAAGATTTTAAAATTCCGTTTTCTTCAAGATCTGTACTTATATTAATTTGATATACATATTCATGTTCATTACAATATTCTGCTATTTCTGTATTAAATGCATCTATTGCTTTGTTATACTCTACGTAATTGGACATAGCAGAACCAACATGTAACTCTCTTGCTACAAATATCGGTATATTCGGATATTTTATTTGTAATAAAGATAATAATGTTTTTAAACTGCTATAACCACTTTCATATGGGTCATTAACTCCTAGATGCACAAATACATAAGGAACAGATGAAGGATATTCTGTAGTATCAGAATAAGAACCAACTTGAACAGTTTTTAATAACTGGCTATTTTTATAAAAATGATATGAACTAGCACCTGTTACACACTTGCTAATTATATTATTATTTACATCTGTAGTTTTATCGGATATAGTAGATTCATTTGCATCTGTTTCTTGTAAGTCTTTCGGTCTTATAAAAAATGCACTGGCTAATGTCTTATATGTGCTTAATTTACTTATTTTAATAGCATTTGGTACTTCTGCCCATTGACTAGCATGTGCGATTTGGTCATCTCCTATATATACAGCTACATGATGTGTAGGTAGAAGTTTACGTTGGTCCATATCATCTTGAGTTGGATTCTTCCCATCTGCAAACATTACACAGTCACCTGGTACTGCTTTTTTTCTTCCCTCTGCATTTGCTAACCACATCATACCACCATTCTTTGTTATTTCAGTCATTATAGACCCACCAGAACAGTTTCCGTTATACATAGATTTAAGTCCAGCAGCAATATAACAACATGAAGCAAAAGAAGAACAGTCATAAGCAATAATACCTTTACCATCATTTGCACTTGTAGAAATTCCATAATAAGTAGATCCAATAGTTTGATACTTACCTTTTGAATTCATTTTTACACGTGAACCTTTTTTAATGTATACTCTTTTAGTATCATCTATAGTTCTTGGTACTTGTGAATACGATGCTTTACTATCTAAATGCAATTGTACAATTTCTTTTGCCTTAGCAATTATTTTGTTTCTAGTAGTTGTTAACTCAGTACTAGTAGATATAGGTATTGTCGTAGTTATTTTGGTATCTGATACTCCGTATCCGAATTTATTTCCATTCAAATCATATGTATATGGTAATTGTCCATTCTCTATCTTATACCATGCAACATATCCTTCTACGTTATTTACAGTACCTCCACCACCATTTTCTATATATTTTTTACGCCAGTCAGCAAATTCAAATCCACCATTTTCCAATACTTCATATGCTTTCTTTTGAACTTGTGAACTTTGAGCAGTTATTGAATTTTTATTTACAAATGTATAATTATATGTATCACATACATACTTTGATATTATCCAACTCATAGCTCCAACTCCCATATTGTAAGCTATAAGCCCCGCAAAGATATTTTGTCTAGCAAAATCTATAGCATATCTTAATTCATAGCATCCAAACATTATCTGATTTGATATATTTTTGTCGACTGCAATACCGTTTATAGTAGTGCTTCCTGCATCTCCAGGTCGCATAGTCGAGTAACTTGGAGTAAATGATTTTTTTGTACCATCTAAAAATTTAATAGTTTGAGGTTGGTTAAAATACACAGAACGTTCACATTGCATTATTCCGTATGCACCTGCTTCACTTTTAGTGGCATTGTAAGGGTCTCCGCCACTTTCAGCCATAATTACTGCATATACAAGATTTACATCTAGACCAAATTTACCTGCCCAGTATTTTACTATTGTTGATACTTTGTATTTGTTTGAACTAGATACAAGTTTTTCATATTCACTTGATTGCGATTTTACATTATTACCGACTCCTAGCGTTTGATATAAAGCTAAAGCAGTTGTATAATTTGTATTTTGAGTGGATTCCACTTTGAGCATATTGTATTTTCTCATAGAAACCATTCTAGAATCGCCAATCCAAAGACCTCCTTCTAATGTAGTTATTTTATTATTAGTAGTAGTATTGCCTTCATCTGGTTTTTGTTCAGGATTATTTCCTGTTATTTCACTAAACAATCTATCTATCAAATCCTTTTCTATACCTAGCTGCATCATATATTGTTTTATAGCTAATATTTCAGCAGGTGTTAACTTTCCAATACCCAAATTTAAAAGGTAATCTTTTAATTTGTCATATGGATCATACTTGCTTATCATATTAGAATAAGCTTTACTATAATTAGAAAATTCACATGTATTTTGAGATTCATCTGTAAAACTTATTTCTAATTTATTAACTCTAGCAGTTAACATCAGTGGTTCTGGATAAGTTCTATCTATTACCCTTACCGAATCACCCAATTCAATATCTTTACTTAACAGAGCTACATCGCATTCGTAATCAATTTTAGGATTTTTTCTTTCTTGCAAAGCTTCATAAGATTTTTCTAATAGCGTATATGGGTCCTCACAATCAGAATCTTCATATACACCGTAAATATATTTTTGAGGTACTCCATACATAGCATTAGCAAAATCATCCGCTATAAAATTTGCCCCTCTTGGTTTATCAGCTGGCTTACCAGCTTCTATACTCCATTCAGCTTCACGAAAATCCAAGTCATTTTTCCCTTTTCCTATAATAGCTGTACATAAATCTTCTGCATTTTCTTTTCTTTTAACATTATTAAGTTCTCTACTGTATTCAAATCTAGCACCATTGTCAGTACCTAATCTTTTTTTCATATCAATATACATACCAGTTACTTCGCTACCACTTGTTTCTATACGTATATCAAGTTCAGCTCCATAATCTTCTAAATGCTGAATAATTGTTTCATATACAGAAGTACTTCCATCTAAATCAATTAAAAAAGCTTTATTTAGTTCCTTATCTATATCTCCGACCTTAAAATCTGTATCTTGTAATACAGTTGTTAAAAACGTATTTAAATTACAGTTATTTATAGTTGTTTTAGGAACAATGCTATTATAAAGAATAAGTGATACTGACTCACAATAAGTAGTCATTTCTAAACAACCTTCATCATGATTTGTTTCTGTCTCTGTTATTGAAAATAAGTAATTTTTATTATTACGTTTAAATAAGATATAATTTCTTACTTTTAAATTACTCATTGTTCTTTCATTTACTATAGTTGTAAATTCAAATGTAGAAGCTGCATTTATTTCTTGTGTGAATGTATCATCAAAAAAGGGAGTAAGTCCTTTACCCCCATTAAATAAAACATCTACAATTTTTTTATTTCTGTCTAATATAAATAATGTTCTCAAATTCTTAAATCGCACCTCCTAGTCTAATTAAATTTTTCTATAAAGCTTATAGCAGCACTTAAACTGGTTGTTGAACTATAAACACTCACTGAATTTGTTCCTGGAACAAGTGGAAAAAATGTACTCCCTATATCAACTTTTTCCATAAAAGATTGACCATTTTTTGTTACTGTTCCTTCGCTACAATCTATTTCTACTTTATCTCCAGCACTAAAAATTACAGGATTAAAAACTTCTGGTGTTTGCGGAGTTAAATTATGTACATTCATGCAAGTCATCGACATATTTTGTATTTTATAGTTTCCATAAGCAGCCATATAAAGTATTACATATGATAAATCTCCAGCAGGATACTTTTCGCTATATAACCCTTCACAAGTTAACGGTGTTGGTGGAGTTATAAGTCCATTGTTTCTATCTAATCTACTTATTTTTAAAGTCCAAACATCATCTTTTCTTTCAACGTGAAATCTTATATACCCACGATTCCAAGGTGAACTACTATCTCCCGATTTAATTTTAACTATATTGCCATCTTCATCCTTCTTTGTTTTAGGTGCTGGGCATTGAGTTGTATCTGTTAAAACTAAATTACTTCCTATATATGCACTTGGTTTCGTATCTCTATAGTAATAGTTATTATCTAGAAGTTGAAACTTAAATAATTTATTATTATTACTATCAAATCCATATAATTCAAGTAATCCTAGCATATCACTTGTTGTTGTTTCTGATGCTGAATCACTATCTTCTTTACCTATTACAGCTATAGCTGATGAAGAAGCTAATTTAGTTACGTAAGACATACTAACATATCCTTCAGAACCTTTGTATGTTGTTTTGCCCCATCCACTGCTAATATCTGTTATTTTTAATGAAGTCCCTTTTGGAATAGTTTTTTTAATTTTATATTTTGTTCCTCTACCAGATCTTAGGTGTAGATTTGCTGTAGTTTTATAATTATAAGATGAAGTTGATTCTGCAACTTTTGATAAATAGAACATATAACAATATCCTGTCTTACTATTATAAGTAACTTTACCCCAACCACCACTTATATCCGTTACAGAGACAATTGTTCCTTTTGGAATAGTTCCAAGTATTTTATAACTAGTCCCTCTTCCACTTCTAATTCTTAATGCAGCTGTTGTTTTATAGCTTCCATTTGTTCCGTTTCCACTTTGCCCTGTATCGCCATTTCCAAAGTCAACATAATCTGAATAAAAGCAAAAGAATCCATTAAGTATAAAGTTTTTCAAACTATTATCTAAATTTCTACGATAGCAGCATCCATGCCACCCAGTATCTTGTGAAGATGATATATTAGGAACAAAGCTATCACCATCATCACCTAGAACCATTGTATCGTTTGTAGCCCCTTCATCAACTGCATTACCTGCAGCAGTCCATCCAGATAAACTTTGACATCTTTCGTATAACACTAATTCCTCTTCTACAGCATCTTGTACTCCAACTTTTGGATATTTACCTATTAAAATCGACCCTTCTTGACTATCAACTTGTAAAAAAGTACTTTCTTCTTCGAATTCTACTGATATTTTAGGATATGTTTCAATGTCACCTTCATTTTTAACTTCTTCTTGACTATCATTATCGTAGTATTTTTCATCTCCTTTGTAGAAATATGGATCAGAACATATAAATTTTATTTCTCCCTCTCCATAGCAAGAGTTTTCTACTACAAATACATCTGAAAAGTTATAATTTTTAACAGCTGCGTTAATATATCTATCTTCTGAATTAATATATAATTTAGCTTCCCCTCTATGGTTAAAACAAGTTTTCATATCTTGAACAGTTTGATTATAACTATCTATATTTTTTGTTCTGACATTTATATTTAGTGTTATTTCCCTATCTTCATCTCTAGTAGAAAGAAAAATACTACCACTTCTATCTTGAATTGTTTTTGAGTTAATTTCTCTATCTGGAATAGTTGGTATTTCTTCTGATACTATTCCGAATCCATCAAAATCACTAACGATTATATCGTTATAAGCTAGATATGACATTATTTAGTACCTCTCTTTCTACTGTTTTTATTTCTTACATTTTTAAGTTCTCCGTCCATATACTGTGCTGTTGCCTTTGCTACAACTTTACCATCTAGCAATACTGGTATTTGAAGATAAATCGCTTTACTGTCTTTATTACTATTTGATTGTTTTCCTTCACTATAGCCATAACTATTAGTAGCCATTGCATAGCCAAACGCTTGACCTTTAGCAGCACTATTTAAACTCATAAAGGCACTACTTGCATTTTGCGCTACTTTCTTAGTTACTGTAGTTGTTGTTTTTGTAACATTAACTTTAGTATTCAACGTTCTATTAGTTGCATGAGCTATTTTATTCATATACGAAGATACAGAACTATAAGCTTGTGCCATTTGAGTTTGTATAACTTTACGCAAGGAAATAAAGTTTCTAGTCGCGTTATTTCTAGCATTTAATGATTGTGTATTAACAACTTTAGCTAGAGACATCATTTTAGTAGTAGCTATATTTCTAGCTTCTGATAATTGCGTACTTATAACTTTTTTAAGTGATATAAATTGGCTTGTTGCAGAATTTCTAGCATTAGTTGATTGATTTCTAACTATATTAGATATATTAACAAACTGATTTCTCGCAATGTTAGAGCATGATACAAATGAATTTTTAATAGAATCCCTTAATCCATTAAATGTAGTAGATAAATTATTCTTACAAGATTGAGCAGTTTTATTAAGTCCTTGCAATGCCTTATCTAATTTTGTTACTTGTGAAGCATCTAAATTTTTAAATGCTGAATCATCATTTCCAGTAAACAGCCCTTTAAAAAAGCCTACTACTTGATCCTTTAACCCTCCTAACATACTGAAGAAATCTCCTATGTGTTCTATAATACCTTGACCTAAACCAGTTATTAAATATTGTCCTACTTCCTCTGCCATAACTGTAGATGGTGAATGTATGCCAAATAAATTTTTAAACCAGTCTATAATACCTTTTACAGCGTTATCAATCATGCCACTTATATTCGGTATTCCTAATCCTTGCCCTATACCAGCTATAAGATTTGTACCTATATCTATGCCCCATTTTTGCGCTGGTCCAATCCAAAGTGACATTATACTATCAAAGTTAAGTAAATTTCCAATTTGACTTGGTAAGCTTTCAAAAGCACCTCGTAACGCAGACCCAATAGCTGACCCAATAGCACTTGCTGCATTAGGAATTTCAGCGGTAACACCAGAAATTAATCCACCTATAAGCGATGGCCCAACTTCTGCACCTAAAGTCCACATAACATCTTTTTTACCAACTATATACTCATTTACAACTTGAAATAATGTATCTGTTGCCTGTCTAATCAAATCTTGATTTTCTGTTATAGCTTCTTTTGCAGATGACATAAGTGCTTTAACAGCATTTTTTATATCAGCTCCGTTTTGAATAATCCAATTGCATATATTTTGTATAAATCCAGATATAGCAGATGTTAAATCTCCAGATTGATATGAGTTTGTAATACCTTGGCATATTCCATGTACTATACTTGTTCCTATATCAAGTATTCCTTGCATAGAACCACCAGTAATAAAACCTTTAGCACTAGATATAGCATTTTGGATAGCTTGTGGTATTTGTTTAGCTGCATTTTGTACACTCTTAACAAGTCCAGAGGCAATTCCTCCATCACTGTCTTTATATCCACCTAGTAATGCTTTTTCTAATCCTTGGTTTTGCCATGCTCCAAAGAACTCTGCTAATGTATTAGAAGCTCCTTTAATAGAACCTTTTAATTTTTCAAATACTTGTATTGCTTTACCTTCTATTGCAGATGCTAACGATAGCAAAGAACCCTTTGTATCGGAATCCATAGCCTTAGCCATTTTAGAAGATAAACCTTCTATAGTTTCTAAGTTCTTTTGATATTTTTTAAAGTCCTTATCAGACATTCTACATACTTCTGTTACTTCATCAAAGCTATCAGATAATCCTAAACTTTTTAAAGTTGCTTTTCTTTGATCATCAGATAATCCTTTTGTTGTTTCTCTTAGATATTCTAGCTTTTGAGAAGTATTTAAACTAGATAAACTTACATGGTCTGCTGATAATCCATATTTTTTCAATATTTTATTAGCTTCTTTGTAAGTCATATTAGCGTTTATTTGACTTTCTATTTGTTTCTTTTGTTTTTGTGTAAGTCCTGATGTATCACTATCTATTTTAGAAATAGTCGAATCGTAATCGTATCCGCTTTTTACATTCTTAACAATTTCACTCTTTGTATTTTTCATAGCTCCACCAAGTTCACGCCATTTTACAGCACTTTTGCCTGTAGCAGAATCCATTGATTCAAATACATCTAGTAAATCACTCATATTTTTCTTAGTTACTTTTCCATCAGCACCTAAAACCTGTATAGATAGTGCTAAATCTTTTGTAGAAAATCCTAAGTCAGTTGCTCTTTCTTCTACAGAGTCATATACATCTTTAAAGTTATCTATAATCTTTCTAGCTTCATTGCCTTTTTTACCCATTATAGACATATTTTCATTCCAGAACTGTACTGTTGATGTAGAATTTTCTATAGAATCTGATAATTCATTCCAAGCACCTTCGCCTTGTGATAGCATTGCCAATATACCTGGAGCAGCATTTTTACCTACTATAGCAGTAAGCAATGCAACTTTTTGTGATTTTTCCATACCATTCATAGCTGACATAAGTGTTTTACAAGTAGCAGCTAAATCTACATTTCCATCTGCTGTTGTTTTTAGATAACTTCCTGTTTCGTCAGCAGTCATACCTAATTTTTTAAGCGCAGCTTCCATTTTATCTGTAGGCGCTGCCATATTGGCTAACATATTTTTTAATGACATCCCCGCTTTACTACCTTTTACACCCGCGTTCGCCATTAGGCCAATAGCAGTATTTAAATCAGTTACATTTACTCCTAATGTACCAGCTTGTGCACCACATTGAGTTAATGCATAACCATACAATTCTACATTGGTATTACTTCTTGTAATTGTAGAAGCTAATTTATCAACAAAATCACTTGCTTGATTTGCTTCCAATCCAAGTGCTGTAAGGTCGTCAGTGACGATATCTGAACAACTGGCGAGTGATTGTCCTGAAAGAATACTAAGGTTGACTACAGAATTAATTCCACTTAGCATCTCTGAGGCGTTCCAGCCAGCCATACTCATATATTCAAACCCTTGGCCAATTTGATAAGCTTGGAATCTAGTGGTACTACCTAAATACTTAGCTTTATCACTTAATTGTTCTAATTGATTCCCTGTTGCTCCACTTAATTGTTGAACTTTATTCATTTGTGTTTCAAAGTTTATACCAGCGGTAGCTAATCCTTGTAATGATAGTGAAAATTCTGTAATAGACTCAAATGTAGTCTTTACTGCACTACCTAAAGAGGTAATAGCATTAGTTATAGGTGAAAAATCATTCTTCATATCAGTTAAACCTTCGAAGAATCTTTGCTTACCTGCTTCATATAATTTTTTTAAAGCACCTACTAATATGGTAACGGAAGCTATAATAGCTTTTACATTCCCTGGAATAGGCAATGAAGCTGAACTTATTCGGCTAAAAGCTTCACTGAAATTACCACTTTTAAATGCTGAAAAAATACCTGTTAAATTGCTTATAGAATCTTTTAGCTTTCCAGTAGAACTATTAGCACCTGTAGCTTTATCTCTTAAACTAGACATCGTTTTACTTACGCCAGATAATGCTTTATCTTTTATCGAGTTTATTTTATCTTTTAAACTAGTAATTTTTTTTGTACTATCAGCAGTTTTTTTACTTGTTTCAGATACTTTTCTATTTATCTTATCAACCTGCTTAGTAGCATTGCCTAACTTTACGCTATTTACATTTTTAAAATTCTTAGTTGTATTCTTAGTTGTATTATTTAATTGCTTAGTTTTATTATTTATTTTATCAACCTGTTTAGTGACATTATCAAGTTTTGTGTTTCCAGCCGTTTTAGTCTCTGTTTTAAACTTTTTAACCTGTTTATTAGCATTATCCATGCTTGATTTAAATTTTGAGACATCAGCCGTAATTTTAATATTTATTTTTTTGTTGTCACTCATTTAGTAATCACCTTTTGCCTTGTCATAGTCTCTAAACATATCTAATATCTGTTGCTTTTCTTCTTTTGTAGCTTTCTTTTTATCTTCTTTTTTACTATTTTCAAATACTTCAACAGGTGTAAATTTCTTACCACCTAAAAAAGCACCAATAGCATTAAACATTGCATAATAATTATGGTAATAATTATCTTCTTGTTCTTGTTTGTATCCTTCTAAAATCAGCTTAGCTTCTTTATAAGTCAATGCATAAAAAGTAGTAGGCGACATTTTCATGCCCCCTACCAACTTTCTAAACAGGTTTTCAATTATATTAATAAAACTAAGCTCCTTTTCTTTTACTTTCCCTCATCAGCATCTTCGTCAGTTTCAATATTTTCTTTTGAACCTAAGCTTTCTGCTAATGTTTCCATTATTACATCTAATATGTCACTTATGTCATGACCTTCTCCGATGTATTGATCCATTAGTTCTCCTGCTTTATTTTCTGTCATTTTTACATTGGTTGATTTTAAAGCATAATAGAAGAATTTTCTTATTATTGGCATATTAAAATATATAGCGTCTAAATTCATTACATCTATGCCAGCGCCTTCCATAGCGCACATAGTATTTATAGTAAATTTTAGAGTATATTCTTTACCATTTATATTTAAAGTTTTACCTGTCATATTTCATTATATCCTTTCATTATACTTGTGGTGAAGCTGATGATTTATCTTCTAATTTACCAGCCCCAGATAAACTCATTGAATATTTAACTAAATCTTCATATGGAGCATCTAAATCTAATTCTGTTATGTAAGCTTCACCTTCAAGGCTAATAGTTCCAGTTTTATTTTTTATAACTGCTTTTATTTCGGAACTGTTTAAGAAAGCAGTTTGAGCAGCTTTATATCCTGCATCGCTTACATAAACAACACCATCACAGTCTGCTGACCATTGTTTTGCTCCTGATATATTTATGTACCAGTCCCCAGAGTCTTTTGAAGATGCATCTATTGTATCTGCTTGCATTTTTATTGATGTATTTTGTTGCCCTCCTATTGCCTGTTCACCAGCATACAGCAACAAGTCTACACCTCTTACTACCTTGTCTTTTACTGCTGTTTCAGTCATAATATCATCCTTTCATGTCTTATTTCATTTGAGTTTCTACTCTATAAATTAAAATGCCGTGGTAATATTTACCCTCGGCATCCGTTTGTTCTATTATTCTACTTGAATCCAAGTAGAAGTATATTTGCATATCATCGAACATTAGTTCTTGATTCTGTAATAAGCTATTTACTTGCTTCATTATTTCTCTAACTTCTTTTTTACCATTATAATCTGAAAAAATATCTATAGTTTGATAATCCTTGTAAGCAAAATCTGTTTTAGTTGAATTGTCACCGCCATAATCTACACCAATTTGAATATATGGGCATTTAGCATCTTTAGGTACGCTGTCATAAACATCATAAGGAAGCTTATTTAGTAAGTAATATAAATATTCTTGTACTTTTACATCAATCATTTTGATATCCTTTCAATAAGCTTATCTAAGTCTTTATCTAGCTTATCTTCGTTTTTCTTTACTGCTGGTTCAAAATAAGGTTGTGCTTCTTGATATCTAGTTCCGTATTCAACATATTCACAGTATGAAACGTTTGTTCCCACTTCACCACTCATGTCGTCGATTATATTAGTAGTTATAGAACCTCTAAGTCTGCCAGTGTCAACAGGACAATTTCTTTTAGCCTCTGTTTCTATACCATACAAAGTGTTTTTTACTAAGCTTGATACTTCATTTTCTATATTTTTAACATTGAATAATTCTCCAGCTTCAACTTGTACTTTAATTTCCATTAGTCATCACGCTCCATAACTACCATATAACACTTGCCATAATCTGCTATAGATACTTTCTTATATTTTTTATCCTTATATGATATTTTAAAATCAGTATCTAGATCATCTAATATTTTTTCTTTGGTAAATAGTTTATTTAGAGAATATGATATTTCTCTTCCTTTGCTATCTATAGATTTAACTGTATAAGGTGCTACTTTACATTTTATTGTCTTTAATTCTGTCTCAGTTTCTTCGTAGCCCCCCATATTATCAGATATTTTCTCTACAACTAAGATAGTTGCTTTTTCTCTGTAATCCATTACAACATCCTTAATCTTTTGGATTTAGATTTTATGTTTTCTTTCTTATATAAATCTAAAATACCTAGATAATCGCTAAAATCATCTGTGCTATAAGTAGTCGATAATACATCTATTTTTTCTGTTGTTATTCCCTCTGCACCGATTCTGCGATATCTTTTTATTACCACTTCCTCTGCTATATATTCAAGTTGCTTTGGTATTTCATTACCTTCTAAATATACAGATAGATAATTAGCAGCATCACTTAAAAGGACAGTTAAGAGATTATCCTCCGAACTGTCCTCTGTTAATCCTAATTTTAGTTTTATATTTGAAATATCCATAATATTATCCTAATATTCTAGTTGCTAGTTCTGGATACATTGTTTTATATCCGTAAAGTACATCCATAGATAACATTTCTTTTTTAGTTTTCATGTCATATCCTTTTACAACTCTTAAAGTTATACCATTGTAAGAAGTTGTATAAGCTTCTACGCCACTTGGCGCAGCTAAAGGTCTAGTTACAAATGCGAAAGCAGCAGGGTTAAACGCTAAGTTAGCAGTATGACCTGCTTCTACTTTTATAACAGTAGATGTAGTTATGTCTTTTTTAAGTGCTGGATATATATCAACTGTTATTGAATTTGAAGAAGCTGTTGCATCTTTTGTTACAACATAAGAATTACCTAATATAGTTAATATATCACCTTGTTTTAAGTCTCCAGTTAAAGTTGTCTTTGCTAACACTAATTGAGTTTGTCCGGCTTTAGTTGTAGCACTAGCTTTTAAATCATTTGTACCACCTAAAGAACCAGCTTCATGTACTTTTATACCTTGAGCCATGTAATTATCTAATCCCATAACTCTACCTATAGAACCTTCTCTCAATGCTTGAGTTGAGCCAGATTTTTCAGCGTTTACTATAGCTGGAATAGTAGTAAAATTAGCGTCAGCTTCTGGATCCCATATAGCAACCCTGCCAGCTATAGGTACTTTATTTATGTTTAACATTTTTCTAGCGTCAGCTATATCGTCTAAAGTAGATGGAGTTGTTCCAGCAGTACCAACACAGTAAGGTATATCTTTGTATAATTCTAATCCATCTGCATTTATTTTTTCTGCTAATGCAACTGCTGCAGGTTCTAAGAATAATCTGTTTAGATCATCTACATTAGTAACCATTTGAATAGATGTAAAGTCTACATCTACAGTAGCAAATTTATCTAATGCAACTTCTACAGAATCTTCAACTACATCTTGTGGTGTTGTTCCTGTCGCTTGGTTGAAGTCCTCTGCTTTTAATACAACTGGTTTTTTAACTTGTATTTTAGCACCTTTTCCTTTTACAAAGTCGTTAGAATAGTCTTTGTAAACTAAGTTAGGGAATACTAGATTTTCTATTAATCTAGGTAGCAATTGTCTTGCTATCTCTTTTACTTCAATAAATTGATTTGCCATTAATCATCATTCCTTTTCTTATTGTATTGTTATTTTTTATTAGCAAAGTATTGTCTGTAATATTCTTCGTCTGTCATGTCAGAAGTATTTTGATTGTAATTAGCTCGTTGATATGTATCTTTGAAGTTTCCATTGTTTCTTAGGCGCGCACTAACTCTTTTTTCAACTTCTTCTTCAATTCGTTTTTCAAAAGCTTCACTCTCTGCTTTTTTAAGAGCTTTAAATTTTTCTAAGTTAGCATGTATTTCTTCTGCATTATTTCCACCGATAAATTCTGCATATTCTTCTGGAATATTATCCACTTTTAATTGTTTTCTCTTTTCTTCATTTAAGTCTCTTAATTCCATACTTCTTTGAAGTTTCTCATAATTAGCGTTAGCTTGTCTGACTTGTTCTTGTAGTCTTTCATTTTCTGTCATATTTGCAAGTCTTTGGGCTTCTTTTTCTTTTTCTACTTGTTGTCTAGCTTTTATTTCAGCTCGTTTTACTTTTTCGTCCGCTTTCTTTTGCCATTGAGAATACTTTCTATCAATCATTTTGTCTAATTCTTCTTGAGTGATATTTAATACTTTACTTTCTCCACCTTCGCCACCATTAGTATTATCTATATGATTATCTTGTGGAGGTTCTTCTCCACCTTCGTTGCCTTCTGCTAATAGTTGAAGGTTCATATCTAATTTGTTGTTCTCCATATTGTTTTTCCTTTCCGTTTTAGTTTCGTCAAACATATTTCCATGAAGCTTTTTTAGGTCATCATCACGTTTTGGACATAAAAAATAAGCCCTTTCGGACTTCTATTGTTTTTATTCAATTTTTAATTTATTTTTAAAGGTATAAACTATCAATAAACTTTTTCCAAGTGTCTTAAAATCGATTTTAGAAGGTCGGATTATGTAAACTTTTTATTAAAATTATGTATTTATTTCAGATACAATTAATTCAAGTTTAAGCCTTGTAAAATCATTTGTAGTACCTGTTATTTTATAATCAGTAATACCTTTTATTTCAAAATCATCTAATTTCAACTCAAATTTTTCTTTTGTATCTTTAATACTAACTTTATGTAAAGGATTTGTATTATTTTGAGAATCGCTCATTTTATTCTCCTATCTTCTATTTCTTTTCCATTTAGTTTTTTTACTTGTTCCTTGAATTCTTCTGACATAATCAGAAAAACTTTCTCTATTCCAATATGCTGGTAACATTTTATCCCTCCTTAACAACTTTATAATTCTCCCATTTCTTATAAGCATCTACATACATTTCTTTTTTATCTCCGTTGTATGTACATTCGTAATACATTCCGTCAAATAAAGTTGTACTTAATAATGCTTTATTATTTTGTAAGACTTTACAGCACCAAACCATAAATACATCATCTTTTGTTATTTGCTTGTTGTCTGATTTATCTAAGTGATTATTAGTATATTTTACAACTTCCTCTTTGCACCAATCTAAAAATTGTTGTTCGTTCATATTGCCCTCCTTAACAACCTATGATATTTATTAAATACTCTTTTGCTATTTGATATTCTATTTTACAACCTCTTGCTTTTCCCCAGCCTTCTCCGAAATATACCATATCTGCTTGAGATAAAAGTTGTATTGATTTTCCTAAATACCAAACTGGTATATGTTTATTAATTTCTCCTGGATAATCTTCTAAAAATGAATCTATAAATTCTATTTCTTCGTTTATTTTAGATTCTATATCTTTTTTTATTTCATCTCTTTTTTCTAAGATTTGTTCATCAGTTAATCCTCTCATTGGTTGAGATATAAATACTTTTTTCATTAATATTCACCTTCCTTATAATCAGTTACAGGAACTACCGTACAGCGAGGTTCGACAGAAACAATGAAATGGTGGAACATTACTACCATAACTTATTTCTTCGATTTTAACCACCTCCCTGTCCATGCTTTCACAGTCAGCACAAGTTCTTTCATCATAAGCAACACATATTTCAACTGCTTTTATTCCATTCTCTTTGTATCCGTCTATATGTCCTTTAGTTGTAAAGAAATTTGTTTCTGTTCTTATAAGTCTTTCAGCTTCATACTTAGTAACTTTTTCAAACTTTCTTACTTCGCTACCCATTTTCTGAACTGATTGACCTTGTATTAATCCTTTTGTAATAGTTTCTTGTATTTTATTCAGCGTAGCTGTTTTGTTAGTCCATATTCTGCTACTAAATTGTCTACCACTCCAAGGATATCTAATAGCTTCTTCTATAGCCTTCTTAGGTAATACAGCATTACTTCTGCCTATGTCTTTTAAAGCTTCTTTATATGTTCTTTTGTAAGCTCCAGTTAAATGGTCTGTCATAGTCATTTGCATATTATTTGTATGTTTAATAAGTTGTATGTCTATTGCATCTAATAGGCTTTGTAATCTTGTTACATTCTCTCTAGCACTTATTCTTTGCCATTCTACTAATATCTCTTTACTATTAGTTTTATTATAGAGTTCTCTTAATTCTTGAACTTTATCACGATATTCTCCTAGTTCTATCAAGTTAAGAAGCTTAGTTGCTTCTGCATAAGTTAAATTATTTTCTATTGCATATTTATTGTAAAAGTCATTTAATTCTTTTGATATTTCTATGTAAGCGTTGTGATAAGCTTTACGTATCTTTTTTATTATCTTATCTTCTGATAGTTTACTCTTTTTATCTCTGTCTAGCATTCTTTGATGCCAGTATTCTCTGTTTTTCATACCAGCATAGTATTTAGCTTTTCTACCCATAAATAAACCTCAAAGCAAGCATTATAGTAAAACTATAAAAGATTGCATCTCCAAAGCAATACAGTCTCTTTTTTGTAGTTGCGCTAGTAAATATTCCTATGCTATCTATCATTAGCACCAAACCACTAACTATTAGAACTATCCATGCTATTATCGTTATTAACATCTTCGTTTTCTCCTTCATCATCTTTTTCAAGTTTTGGATCACCTATATTACTATCTCGATATATATCCATTACTTGCATCTTTTCTTCATCTTCCTTTTGTTTACGTTCTATTTCTTCTTTTGCATTTTCTACAAAAGATAATTGAGATATAAGAGTTTCATCAGATAAGATTCCGTTTAATTTCGCTACCATATCTGCCATTTCTGTTACATTCGTTGGCAATGCTCTAGTAAATGTAAGTTTCACATCTCTATAATCAAAGCTTTTATTGTTTTTAGCATTAATAACATTAGTTACAAGTTCAAGCATTCTTTGTATAGACTTCTTCCATTTACGTTCTTTTTTACTCATGTCCTTTTCTAGTCCAAATAACTTGAATTTCAACGCTACTCCAGATGCATTACCAGCGAAGCTTTCATCTGTCAAAGGAGGTGTTTTTGTTAGCTTATGAAAATCAGCTACTAATCTAGTTAGTGTATTTTGTATGTATGTATCATTAATATCTTTTGTAATGAACTTAGCATCACCATCTTCATCAATTAGCATGATTCTATTGTTTTTCATATCTTTTACATCATTTTCATCTGTAGCACTTAGATTTTTAAGCATTAAATAAGCATTATCTGAATACTCTATTTCATTAATACAACTAGATATAATACTTTCAATAGCATCTACGAGTGATATTTGATTTTCAAAGCAGCCTTTTCTCTCTGTATTTTCCATAAATTCTACAACAGGAATATCTCCGAAGTTATGTTCCTGTTCTTCTACTAGTTCTAATATTCCAGAAGGTCCAATATAGTGATATATTTTATCTTTAGTCCATAATCTAACATCTAGATTAATTGTATCTTCTTCAACATCTTCATATTCATAATATCTTATAGCGCCTATCATATTCTTAGATAAACTTGTATCATGGATAACAAAGCAGTTCTTGGCAGATTCAGTAGCAAATCTAATATTAGCTTCTTCATCTGTATAAAGTATTAAAAATGCTTGTCCGTCAATCGAAGTGAAGTGATCTAGTTCCATATTACATTCTTGAAAGTCATTGTATTCTAATATATTGTCAAGAAGCTCCTGTTGGGTTTCATCCTTACAAGTAAACGTAATTGGTTCACCACTGAAATATCCTGTTCTTATATCTACAGCGTAGCTTGGTAAAGATTCGATTATTTTATAGTTAGGTTTATTTTCATCTGCTTGTTTTCTAAGCAGTATTTTATGCTTATCACTATAATAATTTTCATTCCTTATAAACTTACCTTGGAATGCTTTGTGCCTAGATATAAGTTTTTCAACATCTTCTGGTTGAATTTCTTTTGCATTCGTTTGAAAAAATGGTATATCATTATGCAGTATCACCTTATCACCTCCTAGATTCCTAAATTCAATTTTTTAGATTTCAATTTATTACTTCTTAATTTGTCATCAATTAAATATCTTAAAGCAGCCATAGCATCATCCATAAACTCAACCGGTTCATCTAGATAAATTCCTTTTTTTTCATCATATTTCCATTTCCATTGAGTAATTTCTTTATAAAAATTCACACATTTGGGATGTACATGTATTTTTAGTTGTTTCAAATAGTCAATTTGTGCTTTAACGCTGCCTGGTCCTTTTACTACAGGTTTTGCTCTATATCCTGCTTTTTTCCACATTTTAATTCTATCTGGTTCTGCACTATCGCAGTACATGGTTAAATATTTTTCTATCCCATAAGCATTTGCAAGCTCAATTATTTCAGATGTATCTTTTTCATGTACATATATTTCGTCGCATATATACAATTCTCCATCTTTAAATCCAGCTCTTAATATAGCATCCGCATGATTAAATCCGAAATCTTGTGCTAATCTCATATTATCGAAGTTTTCAAAATTTGTAGGAAATTCATGTACTATATAGTTATTTAATATAGTTCCTCCAGTCTCTCCCCATTCCCCAAGTCCATAAACTTTATATCCTTCTGGATCTTGTTCTTTTCTCATCATCATTCTTTTATGATAAGCATCATCTATAAATCTATTTTCTAAATAAGTGCTATGATGAGTAAATATATCTTCGCTCTTGTAATCGAAATATTTCTTTTTAATCCAATGAGTTGCTGCAACTGGATTAAATGTAAAAGTTATTTGATAGTATAAATTAGGATTATTTAAAATCCCTCTTAAACGGTCATCCAATATATCAACATCGCTTTCAGCTAACTCCGTAGCTTCTTCACACCAAACCCAAGTGAGTTTTCCAGTAGGGAAATTTATAGATTTTAATTTTTCTCTTTGTTTAGAATCATTAACACCTCTAAATATTATGGAGTTTCCAGTTACTCTACTTCTCATTTCCAAAGGATTAGCTGTTATTTTCCAATATTTTTTCGCATTTTTACCATATATTTTATTGATAGCACTTGTTAATTCTGCATAAGTTGAGTATTTATGAGTTGATTCTGATTTTCTAACTACTAATAAATTAGCACCTTTATATTTTGGGTCACTCAATTTTAATATATAATCTTGAGCTACATCGACTGATTTTCCACTACCAGCAGAACCTTTCATAGCTCTATATCTTTTCTTGGTTTTATTAGCTTCTTTAAAACTTTTGTTAAATTCAACTATTACATCCATATCAATCACCATAATCAACAATTATATGTAATTCATCATCTAAGTCATCATTGCTAAGTCTACCTATTTCAGCTTTTAATTTATCTATCTTTAATTTTTGCTCTTCTGAAGCTAATTCTGGATTTTCGTTAATCATAACAGTCGCTTGTTTTATAAGGCTTCTAAGTTCTGACATTGCTCTAGATTGAGCATTTAAAAACGTTGCTTGTCTATCCCATGCAAATTGGAATTCATATTCTATTTCTTCTCCAAATTCTGTGTCTTTATGCTTTTTAATCTCTTTAATCATTTCATTTTTATCTTTTACATACATGATTTTTTGAGCTCTTATTATAGCAGCATATTGAATCGTTATTTGTTCTAATAGAATTTCTAGTGGATTTTTTTCTTGTATTTCTTCTATTATTTCCAAGGTGTCATCTGGTAGATATTTCGAAAAAAATCCATGAGTTTCAGCTTTTTTATTTCCTATAGGACCACCAGGCCCACCTATATTTCCAATAGCATTTTTATTATTATATCTAGCTTTTGAATTTTGCGAGTTGGTTTTGGAACTTTTTTCATTTAATTTATTTGAATCACTACAATCGGCTTGTTTACTAGCTTTCGTAGTTTTCTTTGTATCTTTTTCATTGGTAACGTTCCTTTTGTTTTTTGGTAACGTTCCTTTTAATTTTTCTTCCCATTTGTCTTGGGATTTCCACTTTCTAATTTGAGTATCTTTTGCATCAAGTTGCGTGGCAATATCTTTTAGCAAGATTTCTCCGTTATGTTGTTTATATATTTCAAATGCTTTATCCCTGTTTGGACTTCTTGCTCTGGACATTTATCACCACCTCGTTATTTTCTAATTTATTTATCAATTTATTTCTATACATATTATCATTAGTTAATCTAATAAGACTTTCTATATCCCTTTCATTTAACTTATCATCAATCTCTCTTTTTATAGCCATAATAACCAATATTTTAGCTTTGTAAAAATTTGAAACATGTGTGTGACCTGCTGCGAATATTTTATTTGTATTGTGTACAACATAACCATCACTGCATTTATATATCGAATACTCTTTACGTTGAAAAACCTTTCTACTCATTTAGATCCTTCCTTTTCTACAAAACAAAAAGAACCCTAGTTAGGGTTCTTCAGTCTGGTTTTAATGTAACTAAAAATAAGTTAGGGGACAGTTAGTAATTTAAGAAAAAATTATCCATAATAATTAACTGTGTAATATTAGTTGAAGTCTTAGCAAGTCGTAGGATTCGAACCTACATCGTTGGGGGCGATTTCCATTACTTGCACATTACCGAGGTTTCACCCTCGGCCACATCAGTTAATAACTAAGATGTCAAATACACATTTAAAATCCACTTAATTAATTATCGGAGGAGCGCTAGCCCCTTTAGGAAAATCATGTAGCAATATTTTTCATTTCATAAACAAAAAGTTGTACACGATTAACTGGGTTACCAATCCAGCCAATCTAAGTAAAATAGTTGTTAAAAGAAATTTTATTTACACTATTATAATAACATATACCAACTGGCCAAAGTTGTCCTTTATTTTTCATTTTCTGACATTCTTTCTCTGGCTTCTTTGTTTTTTATATAAGTTTCTTTAAATCTTTTATAATGTTCTTCACTTCTTATTCTTCCATGTTCTTCTGGAGTTACCCACATTAAATTATTAATATTGTTATTTAATTTATTTTCATCTATATGATGTACTTGAGATTTATTTTCTGGATTCGGTATAAATGTCTCAGCTAAAACTCTGTGTAATGCCTTATTTTTAGTTTCTTTATTTAATGTTAATGAAACGTATTTATGACCGTCTATTTTATTTATATGATTCTTTATTCTTTTCCCATTTTCTTTGTTTATAATATCTCCGTAATTATTAACTTTATATTTTTCTTCATAACTTTTTACATCTTTCCAAATAACTGGTTCTTTTCTTAATTCCTTATATCCATATTCTCTATATAAAGCATTTATATTAAACACCCATTGTTTCCCATATTTTTTACAATCTATCCCTTCTATAAACTTCCCATTAGTTATATTTCTTCTCAAAGTGCTTTCGTCTTTTTCAAATATTTCACTTGCTTCTTTAAGACTTATTATATTTTCAAATATATTTGTTTCTAAATCCATTTCTTTTATTTGAAGTATAGTTTTTTCATCTAATTCATGAGTTTTAATATATATTTCTTTAGCTAACTCTGTTTTTTTCTTTTGTTTTCTATTTTTTATATCAAGTTCATTAGCTTTTGTCCATAATTTTATTTGTGGCAATTCTGCCATTTTTCTTAATTCTACTTCTATTTTTAAAATTTGATTCATATTTACCCCTCCCATATATCTATACAATATATTATACACTATATCGTGCATCAAGTAAATATTTGCATAAAAAAAGCAACTGTTGGCAGCAGCTGCTTTTGGCACGGTTTTAATTAGGTATGTAAACGCCCAAAAATAAACCGTATACTAATTCAATACTTACTATTAGTATACCATATTTTATGTATTTCAAGCAAGGAAAAGGGTAGTTGAAATTTTACTAGCTATGATTTTTATTATGAACTTTTTTCTATTTTTTCAATTCCTCTTTTATGTATTCTTCTTACTGTTCTAAAGCTATAATTAATAATACAACTTATTTCTTCAAACTTTTTATTATTGAAGTATCTATATCTTAACACTTCTCTTTCTAATGGTTCTAAATTCTCTATAGCATTTTCTATCTTATTCTGTAATTCTAATAATTGTCCGTATTTATCCCAATACTTTTCCGTTTGTTCTTCTATATCAATTAATATATTTTCTAACTTATTATGGTTTCCTAAGCTACCTTTAGGCATATCTGACCATGTAGGACTTTTAATAGTATATTTCATACATTCTAATTCTTTTATTTTATTTTGTACTTGTGACATTTCTCTAACTATGGCTTGATATTGTTTTAAATCATTTTCAGTCATAATTTATCTCCCTTATTTTACATATATAATCTACTTACTATCCACAATCCTATAACCACTATGATTATTGCATCTGCTATTGCTCTATTCATGTTCTTCTATGTACCAATCTTCTGGAACATCCTCTAAAGTGCAACTACCTAGTATATCATATATAGGGCAGTTACCTGATTCATACATATCATCACATTGTTTACCTGTAACAGATTTACAAGTTTGTTTAATTACTTTAAGTGCTTTTATTAACTCTTTTCTATCTTCCATTAATCTTCCTCCTGCTCTTGTTCCTCTTCTTCAAATGCTATAGGTCCTTCACCAAACATTTGATAACATGCTTTTTCATTTGGAATAAGAAACTCACATCTACAATCAGTTTCAAAACATATATATCCTTCATATTCATCGTATCTTGCAAATCTACAACTCATTATTCTTCCTCCAATAACTCTAATTTTCCTTCTTTGCTATTTATATACTCAACTGCATCATCTCTAGTGTCCCATTCAACAATGTCAAATATAGGTAGTTTATCATCTATAGTACGTGCTACTGGCATTTCTGTACCATCAACATTGACATACACGTTATATTTGTGATTTTTATTTTCTACAATCTTTGCTTTATATGGCATCTATTTTACCTCCAACAACTCTTTATTTTCATACACATTTCCTATAATTTTATTTTCTGCAGTAGAGAATATAGAAATAAGTCTAACGTTATATCCTTCTTTTGATTGTATATACCAACTTGCTTTGCGATATATAACCGCTCCAATTATATGATTTAATCCTCTAGTTGTTTCTACTATATCGCCTTCATATATTTCATTTCCGTTAGCATCTTCACAACCTGTATATTGTCCGGCACTTTCCTTATCTACAATAAATACTTCTCTAATACCCGCTGTTACGTATGCATTAGATGAACCATCTTCAAAAACTGCTTGATGTAATCCATAACCATAAACCCATCTTTTATCGAATTTGTCATATCCTCTGAATTTAATTTCTCTCATAATCTTCCGCCCTGTTCTATTTCCATATGTGTATTATTCGTTCACTGTATTTGTAAATATATTATATTTTCCACAACTATGTTTACCTTCTGGGCATCTTCTGTTTTTTACACAGTTAGGAACTAAATATGGTTTATATCTAGGCTCAACTTCTGTTACTTGTTTAACCATTTCTTTTACTATTGTTCTAATAGGTAATTCTGCTCTAGTACATAATCTTACATTTGCTAGATGCATTAAACATTCTAAATTAACTGCTATATTACATTCTGTAGCTACTCCAATAGGTAATATTGTTCTAGCTATCTCATTAGCTTTTTCTCCTGTTATGCCACCATCTTCTAAGAAAGTTTGTATATAGTTATATTGGGCATTAACTATATCTTCTTGGTCTTTTATTGTCTTAACCATATATGGACTATCTAATAACTCTGGAGCTATATATATACTTACCTTTCCATCTTTATTGCAATATCTCAATGATTGCACATTAGTTACAAATCCTTGTGTTGTTCTTACTATCTGATCTACTGCTGAACGTGGTACATTCTTTAATTCAAACACCATATATAAATGTCTACTTCCACTTAGATGCCCACTTTGTAAACAACTTTCTCCAACTTTCTCTGCATATTTTGGATCAGTGTTATAACATACTATAGCCATAAGGCCATGCTTTTTAACAAACTCTTTTACTTCTTCTGGATTTTGTAGTTCTATTTTAAAATCTTTTATTGTAAACATTCATATTCCTCCTTAAATTGTTTTCTAATACAGTCTAAGTTTTGTGTCCCGTATAACCTTGATATTTTAGACTTTATTGCTCTCAATGTCTTTGGTTTAAGTTGCTCTGTTATATGTTCATAATCATAGTTATCTAGAATTAATTCTTTTAGCTTGTCTATTTGCTGCTTTGACCATTCTTTATTATCGCCTTTCTGAATTGGTCTTGCTTTAATTCCTTTTTCCCACAATTTTCTTGCAACTGCATTTTCTGTTCTGCCTATTTTTTTTGCTATCTCTGAATAAGTATATTTGTGTTGATTAACTAAGAATTGTAAGTACTCATACTCTTTTTCTGTCCATTTTTCTTTTTGATTTTTCTTGAATTGTCTTTTGTTTTTGATATCTCTTTTTCTTTTTTCATCTACCCATGTTGGTTCTGGACCTAAGCTATATTTTTCAAGTTTACTAAAATCTAAAAATGATTGATTTTCTTCTGCCCATACCCAAAATTCATCTAATGCTACTATCTTATATCTTTTATCTTTTATTCTTCTATACCTTACAGGGAAGTTTCTTTTTTCTATCCACGATGTTAATGCATATGTATGATTTGTACTATATCCTAACTCTGATAATAGTTTATGCATTGTTATACAGTCACCATTGTCAAAGAATCCTCCCATGTCTAGTTTGTAAATCTTATTTCGTACAGCACATTCTGTTCGATCTAACTTCTTTGCTATGTTTGGCAAAGGAGATAATCCCCATCTATCTTTTAAATATTCAACTTCTTCTACTGTCCATGCTCTCCTACTCAATTATTTATCACCCATTTCTTTTAGTTCTTTCTCTACATCTTTTATCGCACATTCTATAGCTTCTCTTTCATTTATGCTATATTTAGCCATGTATTGTTTTGCTAGTTCTACTATCTCATTTACTCGACTTAATAGCACTGTTTTTTGCTCCTTTCTTTGTATTTCGTTCTATTTCGTCATATTATATATTTTACTACGGCATATAAAATTCTAGGAAGGTTTAATTGCCCTCCTAGAACTAATATTTTATTTATCTTCTTTTAATGTAATCCAATCTTCAAGAGTTCTAGAATTTCTTTTGGGTATGAAACTATAACTGTGGATTAATAAGAAAACGTACTTTGACAAGTGAATATAAAATTTATTACTTAAAATAACTTTAACTGTGGATTATATAACTTTAATTGTGGTATAATTGATTAAAGGGTAGGTGATTGAGATGGATATAAATGAGTTAAAATTATTACAGAATTATCCTTTAAAGTTAAAGATTGAAAAAACTAAAAGACGAATACAAGAATGGTATGAACATTACAATGGTGAGGTATATGTTAGTTTTTCAGGTGGTAAAGACTCTACAGTATTATTAGATATTGTTAGAAGTATGTATCCAGATGTAGAAGCAGTATTTAGTAACACAGGATTAGAATATCCAGAAATAGTTAAATTTGTAAAGACATTTGATAATGTAACTATTCTCAAACCACAAATGAATTTTAAACAGGTTATAAATACATATGGATATCCAGTAATCAGTAAGGAAAATAGTCAGTATCTATATGAAATAAGACATAGCACAGAAAATATGAGACAAAGACGATTGCATGGAGATAGTAAGGGAAGATTTAAACTTCCTAATAAATATCATTACTTAATAGATGCGCCGTTTGAAATATCAAACAAATGTTGCGAAATAATGAAAAAACGACCTGTGAAGAAATTTGAAAAGGAAACTGGAAAAGTTCCAATATTAGGAACTATGGCAGATGAAAGCAGTTTAAGACAACAAAGTTACCTACAGCATGGATGTAATGCTTTTGAAAGCAAAAGACCCGTAAGTACGCCACTTGGATTTTGGAGACAACAAGATATATTAGAGTATATCTATAAGAACAATCTAAAAATAGCAAGTGTTTATGGTGAAGTTATAGAAGACAAAAATCTGCTTAATGAATGTACCTATAGCACTACAGGCTGTGAAAGAACAGGTTGTATTTATTGCTTATATGGTATACAAAGCGATACAACACCAAATAGAATACAACGATTAAAAAAAACACATCCAAAGCAATACAGTTATTGTATGAATGTACTTGGATTAGATAAAGTTTTAAATTACATAGGAGTTAAATATTAATATGAACGTACTAAATTTACCAGAATTTGAAGTTATAGACATAATACAAGATGAACACGATATGACAGTAGTAGTAAAACCGGTTAAGGAGCCTGTGGCATGCCCAGAGTGTGGTGGAGTTGAGTACTATAGACATGGCAAATCAAAAAGGTTTGTAAGGGATTTAAACAGCTTTGGGAAACGTGTAGGGATAGAAATACATACACATAGATATAAATGTAGATATTGCAATGCTACATTTAGTCAGAAATATAAAAGCATAGACGATAGAGATAAAATCACTATACGTTTAAGAGAGCAAATAGAAAAAGAATCCCTTAAAAAACCATTTGCTAATATAGCAGAGGAATATAGTGTTTCTCCTACCACAGTAAAACGAATATTTAACGCTTATATAGAAAGGCTAGAAAAGGATATGACCTTCCTTACTCCAGTTATATTAGGAATAGACGAGGCGCATCTTAACAAGAATATGAGAGCCGTTTACACCGATATAATTGGACGTAAGGTATTGGATATTCAACCAAGCCGTAAGAAGTGCGATGTGAAGGCTTTTCTAAGTAAATTGCCTAACAAGGATAATATAGAAGTAGTAACCATAGATATGTGGAGATACTATAAAGAGGCAGTATATGAGGAATTGCCAAAAGCTCAGGTAATCGTTGATAGATTCCATGTAATACAATTAGTTAACAATGCTTTAGAAGGTGAGAGAAAGTCGTTTAAAGGCTCATTAGACAAGAAACAAAGGTCTAAATTGTTAAAAGATAGATTCTTGCTACTGAGGAATAAAGAGGATTTAAATGCTAGACAGATTTGGGATATGCAACTAATGTTTTTAGACTTTCCACAGTTAAAGTTAGCCTATGAGTTAAAAGAACAATTTAGGGATATCTATAAACATGATAATCGAGAAGATGCTTTAAAGGCTTATGAGAACTGGAAGAAAGCAGTTCCAAAGGATATGAAATACTATCAAGATGTTATTAAAACAGTTGATAACTGGCAGTATGAGATATTTAACTACTTTACATGTAGAATCACAAATGCTTATACAGAGAGTTTAAACAACTTGATTAAGAACATCGAGAAAGCTGGTAGAGGTTACTCATTCGAGGTGCTTAGAGCAAAGGTATTATTCGGTACAAGTGCAACTAGAAAACCTAAATATACAAGAGCAAATACAAGTAACAAAACATATACATTTACTACGGCATTTAGTTGGAATGATTTCGTAGGAAGTACAAAATTAACAGAAGGTTTTGGAGTAGATATTCCACAACTACTAGAGGTATTAGAGAGTGATAAATTTTAATTCACTCTCTTTTCTTTTCCACACTTAAAGTTGTATACCCTTTCTTTTCATCCAATTTATATGTTTAGTGATTTTATCTTGATATTTTTTCTTTTTATCTTGAAACCATGCTTTGTCTTTCTTTTCGTATAAATCAATTAATTGTTCTACATATTCAATTTCAATGTATTTCTTCATTATCTATCCTCCCTTATGCTGTTATTCCTAATTTTATTAATTCCTTTTTAGCTTTATTCAATCTTGCTCGTATCGTTTCTTTACTAACTCCAATCTTGTTACCTATTTTTTCATATGTATAACCTTCTGCACGTTTTAAAGTGATATACTTTATATTTTCCACCTTCATCTTTCCAAGTATATTTAATATTTCATCTCTATTTACTAAAGAAGAATAAGCATCTTTCGTATCCATTAAAATATCTTTGTGAGTTAATATTTTACCCCCTTCATCTCCTTTTATATATTCATCTATTGAATTTTTACAAACATGGTTTATTTTTCTTTTATGATTGTTTTTCTTTCTTACATAGCTATTTATTTCAAATTTTATGCATGTATAAGCATATGTACTAAATTTAGCACCTTTACTTGGATTAAATGTATTAATAGCTTTTGCTAATCCAATCATACCTTCTTCTATGTAGTTTTCTCTATCGCTTTCTGTAGTTTTTTCATAAGTAAATTCTTTGTTTACAACTAAATAAACTAATCCTAAATTTTCTTCTGCTAATTTGTTTTTTTCTTCTGTATTCAATTTCTTTATATCCTCCTAATATTTAACTCCTATATAGTCTAATACCTCGCCTAACTTTAACTTATTAATACAATAGTTGTATTGCTTTGGATGTGTTTTTTTCATTCTCTCAAAGCGATTAGGAGATTTCTCTAAATGGCATCCAAACATACAAAACATACAGCCTGTTCTTTGCTCTCCTGTAAACTCTAAATCTGAATAACTTAAATTGTCTATAGTTAACTGTCCTTCTATCTGATCTTTCTCTTTTATATTTCCGTACACTTCGCAAATTGGCAAATTAAAAAGTTTAATATAATGTAGTACATCTTGTTTCGTCCAAAATCCTAAAGGTTTGCTTATTCCTTTTTTAAAATTATTGCATCCTGTTTTTAAGTAGGCTTCTTGTCTGTTTCCTTTTTCATCTGCCATAACTCCACTAAAGCCTTTACGACCAGTTTGTTTTTCATATCTTTTAAATGGCTCTTTCTTTAATACATCGCAACACTTTTCGCTTATATCAAACGGTGCATATAATAGATATTCCCATTGCCCTTTATTAAATTTGCTCCCTTTTTCTAAGCCTCTCATTTGTCTTAGCTTAAAAGTGTCTTTGCCTTCTTCTAAGTTTTTCTTGGCATATCTAACACAATTAGCTACCGATTTACTCACTACTGGATAACCATATGTATTTATTACTTGTTTAAAATTCATTTTAGGTCTTAAAATTTGAACATTTTCAAATTCCTTTACAAATTTAACTATTTCTGGATATTCAAGCCCTGTATTCACAAATACAGCAGGTATATCTGGATATATTTTTCTTACAATATCTAATAAAACAGTACTGTCAGCCCCACCACTAAAAGATACATATACCTCACCATTGTAATGTTCATACCATTCTTGTATTCGTCTTTTAGTTTTTTCTATTTTTATATCTAATGGATAATTTTGCATTAATTTAAGCTCATTTATATTCATTTCTCCCTCCTATATCCCTAAATATCTCTTAATGATCTGTATAGCCTCTTCGCAGCTATAACACACTTTAACTTCATATCCTTGTCCTATTAATGCTTTAATCCATTTCTTTTGATTGTCGGTACATTTGTTTCTACCTACCTTCATTTCAAGAAATAGGCCATGAGAATTACCTCTAGGAACTGGTAGGAATAAATCTGGCACTCCAGCTTTTACACCTTGTCTTTTTAAATTTGCAGCTTCCATTTTATTTCTAGTTCCACCATTAGGACAATGGTATAAAAGTTTTAACTCTGGATATTTCTTTTCTTGCCATTTCGCCCACTCTATAAGGCTCTTTTGCTCTTGCGCTTCTGTTGTCTTAGGTTTATTTGTTTTGCCTTTATCTGCTCTCTTAATTCCTTCTAGCGCCGTTAAATCTGTGTACCCTTCTGCATTTTTATTTAGTGCATATCTTTCTATGTTATTTGGCATTTATATCCCCCTCTGCTATGTATTTAAATCTCCATGTATCTTTATATGTTTTGCCTGTTTTTGCTTTTTCTTTTATTGCTCCGCAGCAAACTATTACATCATATAAATTTGTTATATATCTTGTACAGTCAACTAAGCAGTCAAATTTATGTTTTTCACCCGTTTTTATATTTATAGCCATTATTGGTTCTATTTTGTATTTTCTTCGCGATTTCCCTTCTATCTGTATCTTGTAACCCTTGTATTCTCGTTTCATTCTAAGAGATGTTTCTATCGAATTTACTTTCATATTCCATATAGGTGCTAAATATTCAGCAGCATCTTTTATTGCTTCAAATTCTTTTTCTTCGCCTGTTTCTATATTTGTTAAATGCACTTTTCTAGTTCTTTTAGGCGATTTAACTATAGTTGGTTTTTTGCCTATTCTTCCGTAATCAGCTAATTCTGGTTTTTCACCTTTAGCATATATTTCATCTAGTTCTTTCATTCTTTTTTGTTCTGCTTCTTTATCCATCAAATATGCTAAATTAGGCATTTTGCCTGTTACTATCCAAGCTGCAAATGCTAGATAATTTTCAGATGTTTCATTTTCTTCAAAGTGTTTCCCTACACTTGATAGACTGTATGCTGCACATTTCATTTTCCTTGCCCCCTTTTAATCTCTATTTTCTGTATTGAACTTCTTTTGTTTTTAACTCTTCTAAATAGGCTGCTAATTCCTTAGGTGGTAATTTGTATTCTTTTACTTTGCTGCATTTTTTCTCGCTTTCGTAATTGCCCTTTAACTTTATTTCTCCAGCTTGTAAGAAGAATACGCCACCGTTATTATGTCTTGGTTTTATTTTTTGAACTGTCACCTCGTCATGTTTTTTTGTTTCTTTCTTTAGGCAGCCACAACTTTTTGTTATTCTATGTTGTAGATTACTTTCTCTTACCACTGTTGTATTTCCACATTCACATTGACATTTCCAGTATCTTCTGCTTTTTTCTACATGATCTAGTTCTAATACAACTAATTTCCCATATATTTTACCTGTCAAATCTACTACTTTTGGCTGTCTAGTAAGTCCCATATCCTTTATGTATTTTCTTATAGTGCTTTTATCTCTATTTAGTTCGTATGAAATATTCAAAATGCTTAATCCTTCGTTATGTAATCTTTTTATCTTTCTTTTTTCTATATCTGATAGTCTTGATGCCATAATTAACCACCTCCACATATTCCCATTTTAATTTTTCACCTGTTACCGGGTTTTTACCAGCGCTTTTAGCTTTGCCTTTACAACATTTTGATATATGCGAAGGGTCAACATTATATTTTGTCGCTCCTTCTATCATACAATTAAAAGTTTCATCTGTAGTGATACATCTAACCTGTCTAGATTGTGGATTATTTTCACCTTTATATTTACCTTTATTTGCTTCACCTATTTTTCTTTTATGTTCTTCCGTTATTTTTTTTAGTCCTGTTGCCCATGCGTGGTGTTGATTTTCTGAGTTGGTACACCATTCTAAATTTGATACTCTGTTATTAGTCTTATCACCATCTATATGATTTACTTGAGGTTTATTATCTATATTTGGTATAAATGTAGCTGCTACAAGTCTGTGTACTGATTTACGATATAATTTTTTATTTTTATATAAATTAACAACCATATAACCATCTTTGTCTTTACATAATTTAAGTATTTTTGTTTCTTTAGTTTTTCTATAATTCAAACTTCTAACTCGTCCGAGATTACTAACTTCATATTTTTCAAATCCTTTTATAGATTTCCATATTTCTTGCATATATTCGACCCCCTTTGTTGTATTTTGTATTGTTTTATATTTTATAGTTTAATTTTACACCTTTTTGTATAAACATTCAAGTGAGTTTTTAAACTTTTCCGTATATTCATAAACCCGATTATGCTATAATAAATATATAAATATAAATATACAAGGAGGTGAAATTATGAATAATATTCCTATAAAAAACGAAGTTAAAAGTATTCTTGCTAAGAAAGGTTTAACAATGACTCATGTTGTTGAGTTAATAAATAATAATAGAAGTTCAGATAATAAAACATCCGTCCAGAACCTTAACAATAAATTAACTAGAGAATCCATTAAATATACCGAAATGGTAGAGTTAGCTAATGTTTTAGGTTTTGATATTAAGTGGATTCCTAGATAGTCCTTGTAAGATAGAAGGTTAATCACCTTCTATCTTTTGTTTTATATGATATTTCTTAATCTATAGTTGTTTTCTATTCCTCTAGGGAATGTTATTATATTATTTTGAGCCATTTCGACAATTCGTGAACCAACAGCCTCATCCCACATCAATATCTCTTTTAAACTTTTCTCAGTTGATATAATCATTGGTTTACCTTTTAAATATCGAGTATTTATAACTTTATATATGTATTTTCGGTCTGCTGATGTAACTTCTCCCTTTAGAAAGTCATCTAAAAACAATACTCTTGGATTTATATATTTTTCTAATTCTTTTATAAATTCTTCTTCGTTCATACTTACTTGTTTTAGATTAGTCAGCATTGATATATATTCTTTATACACACACCCAACATTGTTATTTATAAGTTCTAACATAGCCCCGATTCCTAGATGTGTCTTTCCACTTCCAGGATTGCCGCATAATATTAAACTTGCATTAGTTCCTTTTTTTAAGAAGTCATTAATATATCGTAAAACCTCGTTCTTTGCCTTTATTTGCCATTCCTTGTCAGCTTTAAAGGAATTAATCGTCTTTTGTCTAAAAACCTCCGTAAGGCCACTTAAAGCTAATTTTTCGATACTTTGTCTTTTTTCTAAACAGCTACAAGGTACAGCCACTTCATATCCATCTTTTATCTCGAATGTATATCCTCTATCTTCACATTTAGGACAATCATATTTTGCTGGTTCTGGAGCATGTTTTTCCAAAGTAGCTTTTAATTTATCCAATAAAACTGCATCCATTTTATTCATCTCCTTATAATCCGAATTTTTCATCTATTTTGTCTAGGAAGTCTAGATCTTGTTTATTTAATTCATCTTGTTGTCTAGGTTTGTTTTGTTCTTGCTGTAATTTGTATGCTTGTAATTGTTCCATAGTGTATATATTAATATTGGTCCAGTTGTTTATTATGCCTTTTAGATAACCCCAGTTAGTTTTACTTCTTTCGGTGCATATCTCTATTGCTCTTGTAAATAAATCCAAATCTATAGTTTCTGTCATTTCTATAAGCCATTGAGCTATTAATTGATTTACCGTTCCTATATTTTTTTCAAATAGATTAGTAAATTCTTTTAAATCACCTACCGACTCACTTACATTTTTTTTAAAAGGTACTGTATCTTCTTTTTGTTTTTGTTTTTCTTTTTCTTTTTCTTTTTCTTTTTCTTTTTCTTTTTCCCCCAAGTCTATGTCTAGACTATCCAAGTCTTTATCTAGACTATTATTACTATTTTTATAGTCTATAGATACTGTATCAATAGGGTATCCATACTCTATACATACTCTATATAAATAATCTTTATAGTCTTTGCTTTTTATCTTTTCAATTTCTTTTAAGATGCAATTTTTCACTTTAGGAGATTTAGAAAAGTTATGTTTATGCCAGTTTTTTATAAGTATTTCTTTTGTTTCTTCGTTGTAACTTGTTTTTCCGTAATCTTCAAATCTTTTTAACAATTTCTGAACTGTTTCTCTGTTATATCCTGTTTGCATTTCTACAACCTTATAAGGTAATTCATAGCATCCACATTGTGTTGTTCTAGAGTTGCTTAGAAGATATAAATAGAAATACTTTTCTTCTGGTGTTAAATCTAATACAAATCCATCTTCCCAAAAGTCTACTTGTATCGCTCTGTATTTTGCCATTAATCTTCACCTTCTTTACTTTTCTAGGAAGGGGATTACTCCCCAACCTAGCTACATATCCATTACTTGTTGCCCTTCTATTTGCCCGTTATCCTCTTCTATAGGTTCTTCTGTATAATCCACATCTTGTACTGGTTCATAATCTGTTAGTAGTTGTAATAGCTCGTCCACTTCTTCGAATTTTAAGTCTTTTAGGTTATATCCGTTACTGCTGCAGAAGTATTCTAATTCTTTTGTGTTTTTAGCATCTTCGTGACTATATAATCCTTTTACTTCTGCCATTGCTAATAACTTTCTCTTTTGCTCACTTGTTGCTTTACCTATTACAACTTCTTTTTGTGGAAGTTTATCAGGTACATTTTTCATTTCACAGCTATCATATAATCCTTGTAAATCTTCTGGGAATGCCTCTCTTAAAGCAGTCACCATAGCGCATTTTCTCACCATTACACACGGCATCTGTTTCCAAGTTGCTTGTGATTTACTATATTCTTCTAAAGAAACCTCTGATCTAATTGGAAATTTCATATTTTTTACATATACCTCACACCAACCACCGATTAATTGTTCTTTTGGTGCTTTTAAGCTGCCTTCTCTGTATTTCATTTCTCCATTAGATAAAACTACTATTCCAGCTTTCATTCCTTCAAAATTAGGATTTTTATAAGCTCTTTTTACAAATACATCTTTGCCTACAACTATTTGTGCTGGTTGACTTCCAAATTTAATTAAGTATGCTTCGTTTATGAATGGATTAAGATGTTGAGCTTTGCATAACTCGATAAACATCAATGTTTCTTGGTCTGTTATGTCCCCGTTACCTCTTACAAGGTAATTCTTAACTGTTTCCACGTTTAAAACTTGTCCACCTTCTAGAGTGCATTCTGCAAGTGCTAACGCACCATTTGTTCTTTGTACTGCTTTTGTCATTAAAATTCACCTTCCTTATTTCTTTCTAATTCTTCTATATTAAGTCGTAAAGCATATAATAAACTGCTTTCATAACTGTCATGTTTTTTATTTCCAAATTGTTTTAACATGTCTTTGTAATGTTCTTTAAATATATCTAGTGTCATAAATTTTCTATTTCTTAGAGCAAATTCTGCTCCTTCTATAAATCCTAGTCTACCTTCTGGGTCAGTAGTATTTCTGTATAGTCTAACTAGGAATAATCTTTGTTCTAATGTCTTTATGTCAGATTCTTTAACTCCTTCTGATTTTAATTGAATTTTCATCTTCCGAGTTCTCCTTTGTTTATGTTATAATTTAATTAAACGTTAATTAATAAAACACTATAATATGTCTTTTGTACCTCCCTAGTCACCACATTAGAGAGGTACTTTTCTTTTTATTGATGTGTCATGTCATATTCTAGATCTATTCTGTCTCTTTCTATTTGTGCAAATTCTCTTGCTTCTTCTAATGTCATTTCTTCTTGTTCTTCTTTTAATCTTCTTACTTGTAGAATTGCTATAAATTCAGCAACTGTTATTTCTGGGTAAGTTTCACATATTTCATTTAAAACTTTTGGTGAACATGTCATAGTCATTTATATCACCTCCTTTATACCTTCAATGTAGTTGTCTAATAGGCCTGATATATCTCTTAGAATGTCTAGTGCATTATAAGATGCACTTGTAAATGTGATGTAGTGTACTTTTGTGTTGTACTCATAGATTGATGCTGATATGATGTAGTAACTTTCACCTTTGTTAGTTTGTAAAGATAAGTTTATTTCAGCTTTAGCAAAATCTATATTTTCATTTATAAATTCAGCTTTAGCGAATAAACCTAAAGTTTTTACTCTAAACTCTTGATTTGTCATTTGTTTTCCCCCTTTTTATACCGCTTTCATATTCTCTAGACTTTTACATTCACCTAGTTCGTAAAACAGTTCTTCTTGGTTAAATAGCTTATTGCATACGTTATAAACTCTTTCTAAATTTTCCCTAGAAGGTGTTAACGGACTTTTTACAGTTATCTTAACCCCCCCATTTTGATATCGTTTTTCTTTCATATTGCACCCCCTAATAAAATATGATGTCTAAAATTTGTCCTATTCGTGGATGCTTCTCCACCAAGCTCCTAAAAAGAAACCTAAGTTAAATATGATTACTACTGCTATGTATTTTGCTA